TGTTCCCATCAATAAAAGGTGGAAATCCTTCAGTAGAATTGGGTTCTGTACCAACAACACAAGCAACTATAAATAATACTCCAGTGTATACTTATAATGTAAACGTAAATGTTCCAAATACAGATGCTTCTCCAGAACAAATAGCAAATGTAGTTGTAGCAAAACTTAGAAGAACATCAGATGCAAATTTAAGGAGTAGTAGATTTTAATGGCTACATCAACATATTTTCAAAATAGATTTGAATATGCAAGACCACAGGCTATAGCATGGGCTAATTCATACACAATAAGTGGTGGATTATTTCTTCCAGAAGGTAATACTGAAGGAGAAGACTTTTTAATTTTATCTGATCATAATAGAAGTGATATTAATTTTACAAAACAAAGATTAGAAAACAAACAAAGAATGATTTCAGGAGCAATGCGTTCATACCACATTGCAGATAAGGTTAACGTATCATGGTCTTGGGAAATGCTTCCATCAAGAGCCTTTAGTGGTGACCCTGGATTTGATTCCTCTGGACTACAAACATATTCAGCAACTGAATACACAGCAGACGGAGGAGCAGGAGGGGTTGACATAGTTAAATGGTACGAAAATCACCCTGGCTCTTTCTTTATGTTTTTAGCATACGATAGATTTGATAGATTTGAAAGTGTTCCATATTCACACTTAGGACAATATAATGAAGTAGTAGAAGTTTATTTTTCTGACTTTGATTATTCGGTTATTAAAAGAGGTCCAACAACACATGATTTCTGGAATATATCGGTAGCAGTTGAGGAAGTATAATGTTTACAGATGAAGACTTATTAGATCATCTCCAAACAGTAAATACCTTACAAATAGAATCACTGGTAACTGCTGAATGGAATCTTAATGATTTGCAAGAAATAAATAACTATGGAAATTATAGATATAGACCAAACGATTCTGCATCTCCAATATACAACGCACTTATTTCTTCTTATGATAGTAATGATGAAGGTAATTTTTATTTAGATTCTTTAGAGTCAACAGTTATATCAGAATATGCTGTGGATAATAATGATGCATCTTTATTGTTTACTACCCCAGAAGTTGATAGGTCTTTATACTTTTCACTAAAAGAATGTTTTCAACCATTTAGACCAAGGTCGGGTATTAATAAAGTATTATTTTTTAATGATAAGTATGTTGATAATATAACTTCAGCAAGAAGACCAAGATATTATTTTGCATCTAGATATGATAAATTTAAATACTGGAATTCATATAGAAAAGAACTATATAAAGCAAGTGCTAGTGCAAACTTTATTAGTAAAGAAAGGGGTATATCAAGTCAATCTGATGTAAATGAAATAGGTTATGAGATTGAAGATACAGTACCATTTATAGTTTATGAGGATGATTTTGCTATTAATAGAATAGTTGTTAAAATGCAAACTAACTTAGCAGAGTCATCAAAAGGTTTAGTAAGAAATGTTTTAGATGGCGTAAGTTTAGAAGATCCTTTAGGAGATAGAACTAAATCAAGCATCCCAAAACGTTGGAATATTCAATATCTAGATCAAAGTGATAACTGGATAAATGCTATATCATTTGACGAGGACAGCACAAGAAGAGATGGAACTGATGTTGTTAAATGGGATGGGTATACAGAAATTTATTATGGCTTGATTGTGCCAGATGACTATAAAAATAATTTTAATTTAGTAGATAGTTTAAGTTCAAGTGCATTTTTAGTTAATGGACTTTTAGCAGGAGAGTCATATTTAGTTGGTTCAGACATAAATAATGCTGGAGAACTTTATATTTGGAATGGATCATCTTGGGATATATCTGTACCAGAGTATGGTTTTTCTTTGGTAGAAGATGATGACACAAAAAGAATTGGAATGGTTAGAACATTAGTTGATCCAGAATATTTTGATACTGATGGGGTTAGAACGTATAGGGAAGTAAAGTATATACGAGGTTTGCGGGTAGTGGTAGAAACAATGTATGGACCTAATACTACTTTTGATTTAATAGAATTATCTCCTAGGCTAAAAGCAGATATATCAAACTATGTAGTATCATTTGAAACAAATAGATCTTTGGCTAAGTCAAATACTGGTTTGCCAGTGGGTGGACTAGTTGCATCTAATGGTCAAATTAATTTAATGAACTATGATGAAACTTTTAGTGAAAACAATGAAGATAGTCTTATTCAAGGACTATTAAAGCCAAATGTAAAGTTTGATTTTTATGAAGGAATTTTAGATGTAAATGGATTTGATAAATTTATACCAATTAAAACTTTATACTCAGAAGAGTTTCCTGTAGTTGTAGGTGGATTATCTGATATATCAGTTTCACTTAGAGATAGTTATTTTAGATTTGAAACAGCGGTAGCACCTTCAATATTATTAAACAATACTACACTTACAAAAGCAGTAGCAGTTTTATTAGATAATATTGGGTTTAGTAATTATATATTTAAAAATATAACAACAAAAAATGATCCAGTTATTCCGTATTTCTTTGTTGAGCCAGATGCTTCAGTTTCAGAAATATTGGAAAGACTTTCTGTCTCAACACAAACAGCAATGTTTTTTGACGAAAACAATGATTTTGTAATAATGACAAAAGACTATCTACTGCCAGAAACAGCAGATAGGTCAACTGACTATATTTTATACGGAGAAAGAACAGCAGTATCTAGTGGATCAGTTTTACCAAACATTATTAGTGTAGAAGGGGTAGAAACAAAGATTCTTAATAATGGAAAAATTAACTATATTACTAGATATATTCAAAGATCTGCAGCATCATTATCTCAAGCAACTAAAGTTGATGAAGATAGAACTTACATATATAAACCAGTTTTATTATGGGAAGTTGGAAATGATATAGCAACAAAAACAATTAACGAACAGTCTAAATCAACTGGATTTGCATTGGGTGCTGTTGCTTTAAATACAACACTTAGTGCTGAGCCGCCACGAGTAGAAAGTAATGTAGTTATAAATAACATTATAGACTTAGGAGAAAATGTTTACTGGCTTCCAAGATTTCAAGGGTACATGTATGCAAATGGAGAGATTATTAGATATGACGCTGTTGAATATATAATTCCAGGTCAAGGAGTAAGTTGGATATCAAATAATCAAGAGTATCAAAAATATTTTTCTACATTACCATTTAATGGAAAAATGTATCCAACTGGAAATGTTAGAATATACTCAGAGCCATACTATATTAATTTAACTTCTGCAAGTGTTGTTGGTTTAGATCCAGGAGTAACTTATAAAAACGGAGAAGTAAAAACTCACGGTAGAGCACAGTTTGGTACAACAATAACAGAGCATAGTTCTGGACTACCTTCATACTGGTCAAACAATAATAATGTTCGTGGTTTAAAAATGTCTTCTAATTATATTTTTACTACAACACCAACAGATTTAATTAGTAAGCCACAAAAAGCAAGCACAGCCTTAACTATTGGTATGGATAATACAACAGCATTATCGTCAACAAGAACTGGTATTATTGCAAACTTTATGCGTCAATCTATACCATCTGATGACGTAATTAAAGATTATAAAACAACTTCATCTGGAACAATTCAATCATCAGCATTTGTATTTACAGGTCCAACTCCAATGCCAACAGCAATAGATAAAAGAGATTTTGTTACATATGTTTATAAAGAACTAGAGTCAGACTTTAAGCACTTTGGAACTAGGATGAGAATTATTGGAAAATCAAAATCTGGAGATAAAGTTTTAACACCTCAAAATGCTACTGACTACTACACGGTAGAACCTCTAATTGCAAACGATACTCCAAAAATTGAAGGTGGCTCTGGAGGTATATCATTTCTTTTAAATCCAGATAAAGGTCAAGGATATTTTTATGAAATAATATCTTTAACTGGAGATAACTTAGAAAGATACACAACAGCAGATGGAACTACAGGTCAAACAACAAGTGTTGTTCACAACATTATATTTTATAAAGTACAGCCAGGAACAGTAAACGGACAAACAGTAGCAGTTCCTTATAAACTGTGGGGTGGTCTTGGAAAAATATTAGTAGATGAGGGAAGATTTGTTGGAAATGACAGGGTAGTAAATCAACAAAATCCAACAGTATATGATTTATCTGCTGAATACGAAGACATTGGAACAACTAGAAGATTTTATTTATATTTAAACAATACTTTAATATCTATAGTAGACGATACAGATCCTTTACCAATATATAACAATATTGCTTTATTTACTAGAGGATCTTCAAAATGTATGTTTGATAATGTATACTCTTTAAAAAATCTTCAAAGTAAAGAAAGTAGTGTTTCTGTAGTTAATAGTACATCCAAACCTTTTTCAAATAGAGAGATTCTTTCATCAGATGCATTAAGAACATACGCAATATCTGGAATAGTTCAATCAACATATTTATCTGGTATTAGTGCAAACAGTGGTCCTAAGTATTCAATATACTATGATGAGTTTGGAACTATATTAAGAGAGTGTGCATATTTTAATATTAAGTACGATAAAGCATATCCAGCATTTTTAGCATTCTTAGCACCAACATTTAATAGTGAAAGAACGTATACAGCCTCTGGATTTAGAGCGGGGTCATATGGTGCAGAATTTTTAATTTTTAATAATACAGATAAGGCTATAGTTCTTGATGAAACTTCAGGTAGTTATCTAAGAATTATAGGGGTTACATTTACACAAAATACATCAAATGTATTGACAGTAGACGATTACTTTAAAGATTTATCTAATTTCAGTGATCCAGTAATTGTTAACAATGTTATTACTTCTCCACAGATATCAGACAAAACATATCAAAGTGTTAAAACAAGTAGATCAAAGTATGGAGATAGATCTTTTAGTTTAGAGTCCCCATATATTCAAAGCGATGATCAAGCACGAGATATAATGGATTGGATGATTAAAAAAACTATAAGACCAAGAAAGAATGTTTACATTGAAACTTTTGGTACCCCACATTTACAGTTAGGTGACTTAGTGACAATAGATTATAGATTTCCAGAGCAAAATAATCAAGAAGGAACTTTGTTTGTTGATAAAGATAAAAAATTTGTTATTACAGAAATATTTTATTCTAGATCAACTAGTGGTGTAAGAAATAGGTTAAGGATGGTTGAAGCATAATGGCTAAAAAAGGTACAACTAGACCATCAGGAAATACTGCTAAAGCACCAATTACTTCTAGTTCTCCAGCAGTAAAAAAATTAGCAGAGGCTGTTAAAAAAGCAAATACTGGAGTTCAGGGCACAAAAAAATCAGGAACATCTAGTAACAATTTATTTGCATACTCTTATACAAAACCATTTTATGCTAAAGTGGAAACAGATAAAACAAAAAAGAAAAAATCAAAAACTTTGCCAGGAGAAACTCCTGCACCACCAGCCCCACCACCACCAGGTCCACCAGTATATGACGATAACATTCCTTATACTCCACCACCAGTTATGGTGCCAGAAAGAGATGTTGTTAATTTAGCGGTAGAACAACTTGATTCAAAAACTATAGAGAACTTACTATTTGAAAATATAGGAGCAAATGAATTAACTAAGTTTGTTAGACATGATACTGTGCAAGGAAATAATCCACTATACAATATTATTTCTAATCTATCAGACATTAGAAGAAAGTTTGACCCTGTTGATCTAATATCAGTTCAGGTACCAGACTCACCATTTCAGGGTAACTCTATAGATTTAAATAAAAAAATTCCAACAGAAGAATATTTACAAGCATTAGGATTAACTGATTATGTATACATAGATTCAAACGGAGATTTGATAATAGAGGTTGTTAATATGAGAGATAAAGAGATAGTAGAAGTCCAGATAGATTCAAATGGTACAATATACGAGGTGAACTAATTTGATTACAACAGACGGAAAACAGATAATTGCTAAGTATCTTTTAGATCAAGCACCAGCATTTGCAACCCATATTGCTGCTGGATGTGGAACTAAGCCACTGCTTAGTGGAGATGAGGCAAACATATCTGCCTCAGTTCAATCATTAGATTTTGAATTATTCAGAGAGCCAATTCTTGCAAAAGGTTTTGTAAATGAAGGTGGAGTAGAAAAAATAGTTTTTAAGGCTCAAATGCCAACTACCCAAAGATATTTAATTTCAGAGGTAGGTCTTTATCCAGCAGGAACAAATGTTATCGCTGGAAAATATGATAGTAGATTGTTAGTTACATTTACATCAGCAGAACCTTGGTCATATGTAACAAATGGATCAGCATCTGCTATAGAGTTTGAACCAAATGGAGTTTTAAATTTAACAAGTGGAAGTGCAATAACTAACGACATTACCACAACAACAAAGGGTCAATTCATAAATTCTGATTCTACAATATTTAATACATCTTCAAGATCATCTAGATTAGAGCAGCCAAGACTGCTTAGTCGTGCATTAATGGTTAGTGGGAGTAGTTCATTTTTAACACTAGACCCAGGGGACCCAACTAAACTTATAGCAACTAGTAGTGCTTCTTATATAGAAAATAGTAGTATAAATTTTGATTTTAGTCAAAACATTACTACAGATAAATTAAAACTAGCATTTAGTTTATTAAGTAGAACTGCTTCAGTAGACACCGCACCAGACTCTGTTAGAATTCTTTTAGAGTTTACAAATGGAACAACGTTACCAGGTACCTCACCAAAAGCAAAGTTAAGTATGATACTTTCATCATCTGACTTTCAGGTAGATGGTAATGCAAATAGGTATGTAGTAGTAACTAAATCTTTATCTAATTTTGAAAGAGATACAGATTTTACATTTTCAAATATTAATGGAATAAGGATATATACATCTATTTTAGTTGGGGGTGTGCCAACAGATAATTATTTAGTTGCATACGATGGGTTAAGAATAGACAATGTATCTACAATTAATCCACTATATTCTTTAGTAGGTTATGATGTTATTAAAACAGATAACGGTTTACCAATTTTAAAACAAGAAAATACAAATAATTATATAGAGTATAGATTTGGTATTGGAGTGACGTCTTAATGGCAAAGGTTATTATTCCTTTAGAAGAATTGCCACCACCAAATCGTGACGGAACCCATGTTGTAAGATTTAGAATAATTACTGACGGTAGAGCAAGCATTTCAGAGTGGTCTAAACTTTTTAGAATGCAAAGTATTGGTCAGATAAGTGATGGTCTAGTATCCGCTAACTTAACAGTATTAAAAGTAGGTGGTCCATATGAAGTAAGATGGACACCGAGCATTGAAACTTTAGCATCAACTTCTGCATCAGCAAGTGTCAATAGTTATGATATATTTGTAGATGAAAATGATGGGAATGGATTAAAATATTACTCTAGAGTAAATACAAACTCAGTAACTGTATATAGTGATACAACAACTAGCATTAGAGTATATGGTCAGTTACCAACACATCCAACTCCACCAATTACATCTCTTGCATTAAAAGAAACATTTGGAGTTTTTGATACAGGGATGATTAGTTTATGAGTGGATCCTATCCAAAAGTATTCGATACATCAACAAATCAATGGACAAATCTTCTTGATGAAAATTTTACAATAGATGCTATTGGTGGTATTACATCAGCAAGTCCTCAAGCAGATGATATTTTTAGATATGTTTCAGCATCTGGTGAATACATAAATACACCACTTGTTGCTGTTTTAGAAGGAAAGGATATATCAATAAATACTATTAATGCTGGTAGTGGATCGGTAGTCGGTAGTTTAATAATGGGAAGTGGGTCCGTATCTGGAAACTTATCTGTAGGAAGTACTTTAACAGTTGGTGGAGTATTAATTAGTGGCGGAGGAGGCTCTGGAAGTGTTAGCAATGAACAAATTCAAGACGGAGCAGCACCCTTATTTAATCACGCATTTCATACTAACATAACAGCAACTTATGATGACGCAAATAACAGAGTTTTACTTTCAACTTCAGCAAGCCCAACAACAGAAAATATTCAAGATGTTGTTGCTCCATTATTAAACCATGCTTTTCATACTAACGTAACAGCAACTTACGATGACGCAAATAACAGAGTTTTACTTAATTCAACTGCAGCAAATACAACAGAACAGATTCAAGACGCTGCAGCATTATTATTAGATCACGCGTTTCATACAAGAGTAACTGCAGTATATGACGATGTAAACAATAGGGTACTATTAACATCTAGTGCATCAGCAACTATATCATCAGAAGACATTCAAGACGCAACATCACCTTTATTTGATCACGCTTTTCACACCAACATAACAGCAACCTATGATGATGCAAACAATAGAATTTTACTAGCAGCAAGCCTACCATCTGGAACAACTGGACAAACTAATTTTTATGACGTTGTAAGAGATTATGCAGTTGTTGCTGGAGAAGCAAATTCAACAACTAAAATTCAAAATGCTTTAAATGCAGCAAGAGACGCGGGTAGTGGAATAGTTTACATTCCAGCAGGAACTTATAATTTACAAAGTACTTTAAGAATATACACTGGAACAACACTATACTTAACCCCTAAAACAGTAATGTTTAGACAGTTTGCAGATACAGCAATGCTTGTTAATGGTGACTCAGGTGCAAGTTATTCTGGATATTCTGGTCAAAGCAATATAAGGATTATTGGTGGTATTTGGGAATCAAGAGGACAGGCTTATCCAATTGATCCAGCCATGGGTATTAGTATTGGTCATGCAACAGATGTAATTATTCAAGATTTAACTATATCAAATATTGGTGGATACCATGCTATTGAAATTAACTCTAGTAAAAATGTTAGAATACAAAATTGTAGATTTGTTGGATATGTTAATACAGGAAGTCGTGGATATTCAGAAGCAATTCAGATTGATTTAGCAAAAAGTTCAGGAGTTTTTGGTGCATTTGGTTCATATGATAATACTCCTTGTGAAGATGTTATTATTCAAGGATGTTATTTTGGAGCATCTGGGACTGCTGGAACTACAGCGTGGGCAACTGGTATAGGAACACATAGTTATACAGCAACTTATTATCATAAATATTGTAAATTTATTGATAACACATTTGAAGGATTAACTGAATATGCTATTAGAACATTCAACATGTATAGTGATTTGCTCATTAGAGGAAATACAATTAAAAATTGTTTTGGTGGAATAGCAATAGGACCAGACGCTGGTGGAACTGAAGTTTCTCCTGGCATAACAGTAAACTATGCTGAGCCAGACGGTCCAGATATGCTTTTGTATGCAGATGGTCATACATCTTATAACATTACAATTGCAGACAATATTATTGACAATAGTGGAACTACAGGAACAAATGGTATATGGGTAATAGATGCAGAAAATGTGAATATAACAAATAATACGATTAAAGGTATAACTAGATCTGGAAGTAATTTAGCAGACGGCATTCTTTTTGTTGGGGTAAAAAATGGAATAATATCTAATAATTTATTACAAGATATAGGAGACGATGGAATAGATCTTAGAGCAAGTTCTTTAAATATTCTGGTATCTAATAATGTTACTAGAAACGTATCTAAAACCACAAATAATACTTTTCGTCATATATACCTTAGTGAATCAACTAGTAATTGTTCTATAATTGGAAATAGAGGGTATAGAAGCAGTGGAAATATAGCACTTAATGGACTTCATTTTACAGGTACTACAAGTGTTATAAAGTTTTTTGGAAATTTCTTTGGATCTTCTGCAACAAATGCAGTAAGTAATGCATCCACTGGATCAAGCGATTTAGCCACTAATGGCTAACATGATATACTGGAGGTATTATGGCAGCAATATCACTACCTGAACGTGGACAACCACTAGACGTAAACTATATTTACGACATAGTAAGTCAGGTTAATTCTATTGAAAACAGAATAGCGGTTAGAAACACGTCTGTTTCAAATATAAATGGTAATACTGATACCACAAGCAATCTTAGATTTTATGCACAACAACAGGCTTTAATTACAAGCGAATCAAAAGCCAACACTACTGAAACAATTACGTTTACATATCCAGTGTTTAAGTTTGCCCCTGTTGTAACAGCAACAGTAGTAAACAGATCTGGATCAACCTATGGTGACGATGTTATATGCACCTTAAGAAATATAACAACTTCAACAGCGGCAGTAGTAGTTAGATTTAACTCTGCTGGAAAAGTTGACCTTTTGGTTAACCTGGTAGCAGTGGGCATACCTAACTAATTTATGATATACTTTTGAACCATGGCACAAATAGTAAATCAAGAATATTTAATCTGTAGCAAATGCTCTGGCAGAATGCTAGTAGATAGAGTATTTCTATCTTATGATCATCTAGAGGTATACTGCTTGGTTTGTGGAAAAAGAGAGATGTTTAATCATCCAGATAAGCATGGAGAAGTTCCAAGATGGATAATGAAAGTAGAGAAAGCCAGGTTAAAAATAACTGGCAACAGCCTATAAAGCCAAGTTCAAAGATATTTTTTTTAAATAAAGATATTGTTAGATTGGTACATACAAACAGGGCTAATAACATTTGTGTTGTATATAATTTTATAAAAGATAAAGAGCAAACCTTACTATATTCTGATTTTAAAAAGCATAGAAAAAAAGCATACACAGTTAAAAATATGTTAAAAATATTTGGTAGATCAAGAATACAACTAGAAAGATGGATTAAAAAAGAACTTGTTTTGCCCCCAACAGGTGCTGTAGTTGGAGGAAAAAGAGTATTTGGAGAAATGGCATATTATTCAGAAGAAGACATCTTTACAATTCGTGATGTTCTTGCTACAATACATACAGGAAGACCAAGGAAAGATGGAAGAATTAATTCAAGAAAAAATGTTCCTACAGAAAAGGACTTGCGTTCTTTGCTTGGAGATGCTATGATGTTATATACCAAAACAAAAAGTGGGGAATTTATCCCTATTTGGACAGAAGAAACGTGGTGAATTATGTCTGACAAGACAACGGTATCGGTAACACTTGGTTATACTTTAAATTTAGGAAATTTTCAAAGTTTGAGACTAGATCTAGGATGCACTGACTTCCTTCGTGAAGGCGAAGATGAAGACAAGGCTATGGAAAGAGTATATAACTTTATTGAAAATAAACTAGTTAATAAAATTGAGGAAGCCAAGAAAGAACTAGAGTAGTGGCACAGAAGCAATTACGACATGCATTACTTACAAGATATAAAAAATTGGCTATTTCTAATAGCATTGATTCTAATATTAATATTCACATAGAGCAGTGGGCTGCCGATTCTTTAATTGAGTCATATGGTTTAGATATGTGCTATGAGTTGTTAGATTATTATTTTAGAATATCAGAGACTCCTAGTTGGAAATGGTTTGCTAATAACGCAGATAAGTTATACAAGAACTTGCAAGGTAAGAAAGAAGATGATAGAATTAGGACAGTACTTCGTGAACAAGCAAAAGATTGGTTAAATAAATAATGTCAGCAGAATTAGAAGGTAAAGTATTATCTGCTGTATTAAAAGATAAACAAGTACACATATTATTACAAGCAAATCCAGATGCTTTGTTTAAAACCCATAAAGATGTTTGGGATTTTATTAGAACATATCAAGAACAAAATAGTACAGTTCCGCCAATTAATTTGGTAATAGAAAAATTTAGAGATTTTAATCCTCTTGGAGAAATTGGTGGTACAAAACACCATTTAGAAGAATTAAGAACAGAACATTTACAAAGTAGTTTAAGTAATGTACTCATGGATACAGCGGGAAAGTTAAAGTTAAATCAGCCAGTAGAAGCATTAAATAGTATTATTTCTAAAACTGCTGATCTAAAAAGAATTACTGCAGAAATTAGAGACATTGATGCTGTAGATGTAGATGATGCTGTAGCATATTATGAGCACGTAAAGGAGATGCATGATAAAGGTATTCACGGTATTCAAACAGGGCTTGCAGGTTTTGACAACTATCTTCCTGCGGGTATTACTGCTGGTCAGTTTGGCATTCTTCTTGCTTATCCTGCTATTGGTAAGTCTTGGCTCGCACTTTTTATGGCTGTTCAAGCATGGAAGAATGGAAGAAAACCATTATTTATCTCGTTAGAAATGACAGAGTCAGAGGTTCGTAATCGTGCTTATACAATTATGGGTCAAGGAATGTGGTCTCATAGAAAACTAAGTTCTGGAATTGTAGATACTGAATCATTTAAGAATTGGGGAAAGACTCACTTAGAAAGAATGCCATCATTTCACATTGTTTCTAATGATGGACTAGGAGAAGTGTCTCCATCAATTTTGCGGGGTAAGATAGATCAATATAATCCTGATATAGTATTCGTTGACTATATTCAATTAATGCAATCAAATAATTATACTGATAATGAAGTAGTAAAAATTAAAAATATATCTAGAGAATTAAAGATCCTTGCTATATCTGCACAGGTTCCTATAGTTGCAATTGCTTCTGCTACCCCAGATGATGCTACAGACATGTATACAGTTCCGTCATTAGGGCAGGTAGCCTGGTCTAGACAGTTAGCCTATGATGCTGATTGGGTATTGGCATTAGGTCGTGCAGCAGGAAGTAGTATTTTAGAGTGCGTATTTAGAAAGAATAGGCATGGATTTTGTGGAGATTTTATGATTGATATTGATTTTGATAGCGGTAGGTTTATGTATAAAGATAATGAGCCTTCTTCATAAATAACGTTGATATAATTATGGTATGTCGTATAGCCATAAAAAAATACAACAGTTTTACTTAGAAGGTGAAATCTTTGATGATTCTCATATCTCTAGGTTAAAAGATCAATATGTATTTATGCTTGTAAACGGCATGAGAAGTAAAGGATATGTTCCTAGATATGATATTGACACAGACTTTACTATAAGTTATAATGGTAAGACATTTGATTTTAAATTATCAGTTTATGGGGTTTATGTTGGAAAGGTTAAAGCAAAATGCATTCTAGGCATAGACAAAAATACGACAATAATGTTGAATACTACACAGAAACTCAGATCAGAAGAAGTCTTTTAGCCTCTGGCATAGAGATAGTTTCAGAAGTAGATATAGACTTTATTATATTTTGTCCATTTCATAATAACTCAAGAACACCTGCTGGAGAAATTCACAAAACAAACGGAATGTTTTATTGCTTTGCTTGTCAGGAAACTAAAGAACTAACAGAAGTTATAATGCAAGCCTCTGGTAGATCATACTTTGAAGCAGCAAGACTTATAGACTCTAAGTCTGATAATAAAAATTTAGTTGAGGTATTGCAAGAAACATTAGATAAGATTGTAGAGTTTCAAGAGTATGATTTATCTATGATAGAAAGATTAAATGAGAATGCTTTAAACTCTAGTAGAGCAGCAACATATTATAAGTCTAGGAAGATAACTAAAGATAGTGTATTAAAATATAAACTTGGATTTTCAGAAAAACAAGATATGGTTACTATACCTGTTTATTCTCCAGATGGATTATGTTTAGGGTTTGTTGGAAGATCCATAGAGGGAAAAGTTTTTAAAAATACTCCTGGTCTTCCTAAAAGTAAAACTTTATTTAATTTACAAAGGGCAAAAAGACACGATAAGGTTTTTGTTGTAGAGTCTTCATTTGATGCTATTAGACTAGAGCAAGTAGGGGTGCATGCAGTAGCAACACTTGGAGCAACAATATCTAAAGAACAAAGAAAACTTTTAAAACAATATTTTAATCAGGTTATTGTTTTAGGAGATAATGATGAGGCTGGACAAAATATGTCTAAAAAAATGATATCTTTTTTTGGATCAGGATGCATAGCACCAACGCTTCCAGAGGGAATAAAAGATGTGTCAGATTTATCAGACGAAGATTTAAAAAACTTTGTAAATAGATTTGACGACATGCTGTCCACTGTGCTACAATAATATAACGCTCATATACAGAGCAAATACTAAGGAGAAAAAGTATGTCAATTATTAAAGGGTTAAAGAATATCGAAGCAGTTATTGATAAACCAAAATCAAATGCTTCAGGAGAAAAAGTAACTTGGCTTAAGTTAGAAGATGGTCAAAGTTCTCAAATAAGATTCGTTAGCGAATTAGATGCAGACTCCCCACACTATGAAGAAAAGCGTGGCGTTGCAATTGTTGTAAGTGAACACTCAAATCCAGATGACTATAAACGTAAAGCAGCATGTACTGCTGATACACAAGGTCGTTGTTTTGGATGTGAAATGTTTAGAAAGAATCCAAAAGGTGGTTGGAGAGCACGTCTTCGTTTCTACTGTAACGTATTAGTAGATAATGGAATTGATGCACCTCATATTGCTGTTTGGAGTATGGGTGTAAGCAAGGCTGCAACATTTAACACAATTAGAGAATACATGTCAGATTCAACCAGTATCTCAAATATGGTTTGGAAATTAAAAAGAAATGGAAAAGGAACAGAAACAAATTATGTTCTACTTCCAATGAAACAAGATTCAGAACCATTTAACTGGGGATCATATGAATACCCTAATCTTGAAAAAGTTGTTAGAGAAGTTCCGTATGCAGAACAAGAAAACTTCTTTATTGGCTTTAGTAATGAAGCAACCTCAGCGTCTGTTGACTGGTAAGTAACTGAAAGGCTATGGCTTGAATTACGTTCCTTTACACGTTCATACACACTATTCATTAATGGATGGTGTTGCAACTCCAGAAGAGTATTGTAAACGTGCAAAACAAAACGGCATGACAGCCATAGCCATTACAGATCATGGTGCACTATCTGGACATCGTCCTATGTATCGTGCTGCAAAAGAGCAGGGTATAAAGCCAATCCTTGGCATAGAAGGATATATTACTAATGATAGATTTGATCAAAGAGATAAAAAAGCAAGAGCAGGAGATCCTTTAGATTTAGTTTACAATCATATTGTTATTCTTGCTAAGAATCAACAAGGGTTAGAAAATTTAAATAGATTAAATGAAATAGGTTGGACAGAAGGATTTTATAAAAAACCTAGAATTGATTTTGAAGTATTAGAAAAACACAAAGAAGGCTTGATTGTTCTATCAGCCTGCATGTCTGGTCTTATTGCGAAGGCTTTAGAGTTTAAAGAATATGCTGTTGCAAAAAAACATCTTAAGTGGTTTAAAGAAGTTTTTGGTGAAGATTTTTATGTTGAATTAATGCCTCACAATTCTAAAGAACTTAATAATGAATTATTAGAACTAGCAGACTCTATGGATATAAAGTCTGTAGTTACACCAGACTGTCATCACGCAAGTACAGATCAAAAAATAATTCAAGAAATTATGTTGTTGTTAAACACTCATGCAAAACTACAAAAAGATGCTAAGTTTGAAAAGTCTCAAAAGATAGACAATGTTATGAAACGTTTAGACTATTTGTATGGTGAAGATAGACCAATGTCTTTTAGATCTTTTGACATACACCTACTTTCATATGATGAAATGAAGCAGGCTATGAATATGCAGGGTATAACTAGAGAAGATATATATACTAACACTTTAGATATAGCAGATAAGATAGAAGATTATGATATTAAATCTGGATTAGATTTATTGCCTACAAAAATAGATAATCCTCATATGGGATTAGTAGATTTAGCATTAAAAGGTTTAACAGAAAAAGGATTATATGATATTCCAGAGTATAGAGAAAGAATGCAAGAAGAGTTAGATATCATTAGAGATAAAAATTTTTCTCCTTATTTTTTAATTGTAAGTAATATGCTTAACTGGGCAAAGAGCCAAGGAATTTTAGTAGGTCCAGGTCGTGGATCGGCTGCTGGTTCTTTAGTTTGCTATGCACTTGGAATAACAGATATTGATCCAATAAAGTATGGTCTTTTGTTTTTTAGATTTGTTAACCCAGATAGAAATGATTTTCCAGATATTGATTCTGATATTGCAGATAATAGAAGAGATGAACTTAAAATGTATCTTGAGTCTCAATATCAAAATGTAGCATCTATTGCAACATTCTTAATGTTTAAAGGAAAGGGTGTAGTAAGAGATGTTTCTAGAGCATTCAATATACCTTTGTCAGAAGTAAATAAGGTTTTAAAAACTGTTGACGATTGGGATGATTTTATAAAATCTAAAAATGCTCAATGGTTTAGATTAAAATACCCAGATGTTGTTAAGTATGGAGAGCAGTTGCGTGGTCGAATTAGAGGTACAGGAATTCATGCTGCTGGTGTTGTGACAGCAAAAGAACCTATTTTTAAATATGCACCACTTGAAACTAGATCATCACCTGGAAGTAAAGAAAGAATTCCAGTAGTTGCTGTTGATATGGAAGAGGTAGCAGATATTGGTTTGATTAAACTAGATGTTTTAGGATTAAAAACTTTAACTGTTATTGATGATACATTAAAAGTAATTAAAAAAAGACATAAGATAAATATTGATTTAAAAGAAATTCCATTAGATGATCCTAAAGTTTATGAAATGCTTTCTGATGGAAGAACAAAAGGAGTGTTTCAATGTGAAGCAACTCCTTATACAAACCTATTAGTTAAAATGGGTGTAAATAATTTAGACGAATTGGCTGCCTCTAATGCACTTGTTAGACCAGGAGCAATGAATACAATTGGTAAATCATATCTTGCAAGAAAGCATGGTAGAGAAATAACAGAATACATTCATCCTATTATGCAAAATTTTACTAAAGATACATATGGTTGTGTTTTATATCAAGAACAAGTTATGCAGGCTTGTGTTTATCTTGGTGGCATGACAATGTCAGAAGCAGACAAGGTACGTAAGATTATTGGTAAGAAAAAAGATGCAAAAGAATTTGATGAATTTAAAGACAGATTTGTCACTGGTGCATCAAAACATATTACCCCATTCAAAGCAGAGGGTCTATGGCACGATTTTGAGGCACATGCAGGCTATTCATTTAATAAGTCACACGCAGTTGCTTACTCAACTTTATCATACTGGACTGCTTGGTTAAAGTACTACTACGGTATTGAGTTTATGTATTCTTTATTAAAAAATGAACAAGATAAAGATGCTAGAACAGAATATCTAATTGAGGCAAAGCGAATGGGAATTGCATTAAAGTTACCACATATTAATGAATCTGATAGTGATTTTAAGATCGAGGGTAAAGGAATAAGAATAGGACTATCTGCTATCAAGTGGATATCAGATGGAATATCTTCTAAGATCATAGATAAAAGACCTTTTGAAACATATAAACAATTTTCAGATTTTGTTTTTACAAAAGGTAGTGGTGTAAACTCAAGAGCAATTGCAGCACTTAACGCAGTAGGAGCATTAACATTTCCTGATAACACAAGGGATGAAGTTTCTATTAGAGAAAATTTATATGAGTATTTAAATTTGCCAGAATTTAAAACAACAGTTCCACAACATTACTATGCATATATAGATGACGTAGAAGATTTTGATGAGGTTGGTGTATTTATTTTAATGGGAGTAATTAAAAATATTAAAAGAGGAAAGGGTTGGTCTCGTGTAGAAATAATGGATGCAACAGGAATGCTTGGTATATTTGATGATGAAGATACAAAAATTGAACCAGGTAAAACATATATTTTAGCAGTAGCAAATAATAGAATTATGGAAGCAGTTCCTGTAGATGAAGTTAAAGATTCATTGAGCAATCCATTAATTAAATTCTTAAATTATAAAACACTTCCCTATAGCGGAGAAGAGTATTATGTGCTATCATTTAAACCTAGAACAACAAAAGCAGGAAAGAAAATGGCTAACATGATAGTTGCAGATACAAGTAGAGATATGAAATCAATAGTTATATTTCCAGCAAAATATTCAGAAGGCTTTATGAAGTGTGAGCCAGGTAAGGCTAAAAAGATGACTTTTGAAACAGCAAAAGATGGAACAGAAGTCCTAAGAGAAGTTATAAACGGATAGAAAGATAGGTATATGAAAACAATAGAAATAGAAGATTTCTTATCTCAATTAAATCCTGAGTTAAGGAAAAGAGTTAGCAATGCAACAGATATAGAAGTTCATAAACAAAAAACACCAAGTATAAGTCTTAACAATGCACTTAAGGGTGGCTTTGCATACGGTAGACAGGTTTTAGTTTGGGGTAATAAGTCTGCTGGTAAGTCTTCTTTTTGTTTACAAATGATTGGTGAAGCACAAAAAGAAGGAAAGTTATGTGCATGGATAGATGCTGAGCAATCTTTTGATCCAGAGTGGGCTAAAAAACTTGGCGTAGATACAGATAAATTAGTATACTCTGCTGCAAGAACTATTAATGATATGGTAGATGTTGCTACTCAATTAATGAAAGCAAAGGTAGACATTATAATAGTAGATTCTATATCTGCATTATTACCTGCTATATATTTTGAAAAAGATTCTGATGAACTAAAGGCTTTAGAAAACACTAAACAAATAGGTGCAGAAGCCAAAGATATGACTAATGCTGTAAAGATGCTTAACTATGCAAATAATCAAGATGGTCAAACATTGTTGGTACTAATTTCACAATTAAGAAATAACATTGGTGCGATGTATGCATCTCATATGCCAACAGGTGGTTTAGCCGTTAAGTTTTTCTCTAGCACTGTAGTAAAACTATGGTCAAGTGACTCTGATAACAATGCGTTAAAGTCAAAGATTACAGTAGGAGATAAATTAATTGAAGGCAAGGTTGGTAGAAAAGTTAACTGGCACATTGATTTTAATAAAACTGGACCAGGATTTCTTGCTGGAGAATATGATTTTTATTTTGATGGAGATACCATCGGGGTAGATAAGGTAGCAGATCTTGTAGACACTGCAGAACTTTTAGGCATTATTGAAAAAGGTGGGGCTTGGTATACAGTTCTTGGTGAAAGACTACAGGGCAGAGCAAAGGTAATTGAATACCTAAAAGACAATCCAGAGAAATTAAAAGAACTTGAATCAACAATTAAATAACAAATATACTTTATATCCTGGTAAGTTTATTTGCCATACATGTAAAGCAATAGCAGCAACAGCAAGGATGTATAAAGAAACACAAGAGTTAACGTGGATGTGTGCTGAAAAGCATTTGTCTAAAGTTTCTTTTAACGTAAGAGGATATTGATGAGTGAGCGTAGCGAGTTAAAGCGAATCGGTGCTAAACCACATGTCAATTCAGGTAGAGGACCAGTCAAGGCTGATGGATCATTGGATGACTTCGTTGTAGATGTCAAGGAATATTCCAAATCCTATTCTGTCAGCCAAGACTCTTGGGCTAAGATTGTATCAGACACAATGAAAGTAGATAGAAAAAAGGATCCAGCACTTATGGTAGTTTTAGGCGAAGGAAATAAAAAAGTTCGTCTTGCTATAATAGAGTGGGAAGTATTCGAACAGTTGAGAGAGAGCAATGGAAACAACAGTTGATATATTAAATAAAGTATCTGTGTTAAATGACATTTCTGAATATATGAAAGACGAAGAGTTAACTAATGCATTAGTAGTAGTTGCTAAATTAATTTCAAACCCAGATATCCCTCCAGCAAAGGCTACATTATTAATAACTCAGTTACAAGCATATTCTGCAAAGTTTGGAATGCTTGCATCTTGGTACTCTCATGTAAAAAAAGATGAAAGAGTAAAGAAAAATTTATATTATTCTGCTAGAGAAGCAATAGATAAACTAGTTGATGCTCTTAAATATAGTGTAAGGACTTACTAATGAGTAAAAGGCTGGTAAATAAAATTAATACAAAAGATTCAAATTCAATAAATATAAACTCTAATGATATTATTAAAAAAATACATGAGGGGTATGAGGCTCAAAGCAAAATAAAAGATGGAGTAAGAGTAAGAAAAGGATTTACAGCATCTGGATTAACTTATGGTGCTGGTCATTGTCCAAGAATGTGGTACTTGTGGTTTGAGGGAAATGAAGCAAAATCAAATAATGACTGGTATTCAGTAGCAAACATGGACTCTGGAAACGATAGACATACTAGAATTCAAGAGGCTATGGATACTGCAGGTATCTTGATTACAAAAGAAGCGATATTAAAAAACGAAGATCCAGTTATATCTATGAGGACAGATGCAATAATAAAGTGGGAAGATCAAGAAATTCTTACTGAAATTAAAACTATGTCTGAAGATTCATTTCAAAGAGCATATAAGCCTAGAAGATATCATATAGAACAATTATTAATCTATATGCGGGTAATGAGAAAAACATTTGCATACTTAATATATGAATCAAAGAATAGCCATGAGATGAAGTTTTTTGATATTCATATAAATCAAAAATATAAAGACTTTACTAATTACTTATGGGACTGGATGAAAAAAGTTCAAAAGGCTTTTGATGATCAAACCCTTCCTGAAAATCCTTATAGAAATAAATATAACTCAAAGGTTTGTAAGTCATGTGATTTTTTTGAAGCATGTCAAACTAAGCCTGAAGGTGTTATTAAAATTGAGGCTAGGAAAGAACTTGAATGATAAAGATATGCCAGTGGTGCGAAAAGGAGTTTAAGTCTGTTAGCAAAAATCAGATTTATTGTAAATCAGAATGTCGCATTGAGTCAACTAAACAAAAAATTACTCAAAGATATCAAACCTCTAAGTTTAAAAATAGAATTGGTAAAGAAAGAAGATGTGCTGGAGGTTGTGATACTTTGTTAAGTGTTTACAATGATGCTGGTTTTTGTGATAACTGTTTGGTAAATAACAAGAAGGTAGACAAATTTATAAAAGACATAAAGGATTATTTTGATTATGAAAAAAAATAAACTTTTATATGTTGGACATCCTAAAAGTATTTTAGCAATAGATGCCTCTACTAACTCTATGGCTTTCTCTGTTTATGTAGAAAAAAAGTTAGTTAAGTTTGGAAAGATTAACTTTCATGGTAATCATGTTTATGAAAAAGCAGGGGATGCATGCAAAAAACTTATACCTTTTCTAAAAGATTTTGATGTAGAAGCAGTTGTTATTGAGTCTGCAATATATACAAACTCACAAAAAACCGCTATGTACTTGGCTTTAGTTCAAGGAGCAATTATTGGATCAGTACAAGTTTATGGAAATAGAAATGTTGTTTCTTGTTCTCCTGTTGCTTGGCAAAATTGGATTGGAAATAAAAAGTTAAGTAAAGAAGAAAAACAAGTTATTAGGAATGCTAGCCCTGATCATTCATTTTCTTGGTATAAACAAAAAGAAAGAGAGTTCAGAAAAGCAAGAACTATAAAATATGTAAACATAAATTTTGATATAAATACAGATGATGATGATGTTGCTGATGCTATAGCAATAGGTTGGTATGCAACTAATAATTGGAATAAACTAGTAAATGAACCTAAAAACATTGACAAGGCTCAGGGTTAGTGATAGAATGAAACTGTATACAAATAAGGCTTGGCTAACTAAAAGGGTTATAAATGATAAAAAGACTCCTGAAGATATTGCAAAAGAATGCGGATGCAGTACAGAGACTATCTATGTATACATGGCAAAATTTAATATTAAAAAAACGAAGAGGAAATAATGGCTGAGTATAAGACTCCAAACTTTGAAAAAGAACTAGAAGATAGAATGAAGTTTATTCGTGATATCTCAACCCAAGCACCTGCGGGTAGAAAGATCTTGGATGAATGTTTAGATATAGCAGAACTACTTATTAAAAAGAATCAATCATATGGTAGTTCATATAGCCATCCTATAAATATATTTAGTAAGTCTACCCCAAAAGAACAGATATTTATTCGTATTGATGATAAACTTAATAGAATACACAAGGGCAAAGAGTATGCTTCTGAAGATACTATTTTAGATCTTATTGGATACCTTGTATTATTAAGGACATTAGATGACAACAGATGATTTAGTAAAACACTTAGACCTTGTAAACCAAGTTGCTTCTGAGTACTTAAAAGGTTTTGATGCTTCTCAAATTTCAAACACCTTGGATATTCCACGCCCAAGAGTTATGGCACTGCTTAACGATTGGCGTTCTTTAGTTTCAAATAATCAAGCCATTCATGCAAGAGCAAAAGAAGCACTTGCTGGAGCAGATCAACACTACTCATCTTTAATTAGAAAAACATATGAAGTTATAGATGCCGCAGACTCTACTGCAAATCTAACAGCAAAAACAACCGCTATCAAACTGATAGCAGATATTGAAAGTAAAAGACTTGAGATGCTGCAAAAAGCGGGGTTGTTAGATAATAAAGAAATAGCAGAACAAATTATTGAAATGGAAAGAAAGCACGACATATTAATTAAAATACTAAAAGATATTGCTTCATCTCATCCTGAAATAAGGGAAGAAATTGTAAAAAGACTTTCAGAGATTCAAACTGAGGTGATTGTAATTGACAATTGATTTTAGTGATTTTATAGAAGCATTGGATGAAAGTCCTTTTTTAGAAAACCCAGTAGATGTTAGAACATTTGTTACAGGTAAAGATTATTTAAATCAACCAGAGTTATCTGAATATCAATATACTCTTGTAGAATGTATGAGCCAAATATATAAAGAAGAAGATGTTGAAAGATGGTTGGGTAAAGAAGAAGGAAAAGATCATTATAAAAAATATACTAAGCAAGAAGTTATTCTTATGTGTGGAAAAGGTAGTGGTAAAGATCATACTTCTACTATTGGTTGTGCTTATATTGTATATAAACTATTATGTTTAAAAGATCCATCAAGATATTTTGGCAAGCCATCTAACGATGCTATAGATTTGATTAACGTAGCGGTAAACGCTCAACAAGCGAAGAACGTATTCTTTAAAGGCTTTAAATCAAAGATTGAAGGATCTCCTTGGTTTGCTGGAAAGTATGAAGCAAAGGTAGATAATATAGAATTTAATAAATCAATTACAGTTTACTCTGGACATTCTGAGCGTGAATCAGCAGAAGGATTAAACTTAATTTTAGCAGTACTAGATGAAATCTCTGGATTTTCAATGGAAACTTCTTCAGGAAATGATCAGGGTAAGACAGCAGATAACTTATATAAAGCATTTAGAGGATCTGTAGATTCACGTTTTCCAGATTTTGGTAAAGTAATACTATTATCTTTTCCTAGATTTAAAGGTGATTTTATTTCTCAAAGATATGAAGATGTGGTTGCAGAGAAAGAAACTACATTAAGAACTTATGAGTTTACAATAAACCCACTACTTAGCGATGATGATACAAATAATAAGTTTCAAATAGAATGGGATGAAGATCATATCATATCTTATAAGTACCCTGGAGTTTTTGCTTTACGTAGACCAACGTGGGAAATGAATCCAACTAGAAAAATTGAAGATTTTAAATTAGCATTTTTTACAGATCCTTCAGATGCTTTAATGCGTTTTGCCTGTATGCCAACAGTTTCATCAGATGCATTTTTTAAATCAAGAGAGAAAATAGAAAAAGGTTTGTCTAATAGAAACCCATTAGATAGCGTTAGAAGATTTGATATTAACTTTAAACCAAATCCAGATACAGTTTATTATGTTCACGCAGATCTTGCACAAAAGCATGATAAGTGTGCAGTTGCAATAAGCCATGTTGATAAGTGGGTAAGTGTACAATCTTTTAATGACTATGAACAAATTGTTCCATTTGTTGTAGTAGATGCTATTGCTTGGTGGGAGCCACATCGTGAAGGACCAGTAGACTTAAGTGAAGTAAAGAATTGGATTATAGATTTAAGAAGACAAGGATTTAATTTAGGATTAGTAACTTTTGATCGTTGGCAATCATTTGATATCCAACAAGAATTAAAGCAGGTAGGGATAAAGACTGAAACTTTATCTGTAGCGAAGAAACATTATGAAGATTTAACTATGTTGTTTTATGAAGAAAGATTAGTAGCCCCACATATAGATATATTATTAGAAGAATTATTAGAACTTAGAATTATAGGAAATAGGGTAGATCATCCTCGTAAAAAATCAAAAGACTTGGCTGATGCTATGTGTGGATCAGTTTATAACTCTATATCAAATACAGAAAGAAATAGAATTAAAGAAATAGATATTCATACTTGGTCTCAGGGCGGTACAGACTCAGACAATGCAGATGATTTTTTTCCAGATAAGATTAAAGGTAGTTCCTTAGATTGGAACGGAGGGTACCGTCTTGTCTGATGAAGAAGATTTAAGCGATATCATTTTAAAACTAATAGAAATGGGTGCATTAGAAGTTAGAGGATATGATGATGTAAGCAATCAGTTTATTTATAATCTAACCCCCCAGTGTCAAGAGTTAATGCCAGAGTTATTTGATGAACACTTTAAGATGATTAATGAACTAGCCTTCAAATTATGGTCAAAGGAACTAATAGAAATGACCTTTGATAAAAACGGTATTCCAATGGTTATGCCTAAAGATATAGAACATACAAGATCTATTATGTATACCCTGCCAGATGAAGAAAGATTCTTTCTAGAGAACCTTATAAATAAGTATGAAAAAGACATGAAAGAATAGTGATATAATTTTATTATGCCTTACGATATTATAAGAAATGGTCCAGGATGCAATGGCGGCTATGCCGTTGTAGGACCTTCAGGTGCACTTGGGTGCCATAAAACAAGAGGCTCTGCTATTCAACAACAACGTGCTTTATATGCAGCAGAAGCAGATAGTAAAAAAGTTGTAAAAGCAGAAGAGTGGGAAGGTAAGCCACTATACGATGAATTGTCAGATGCAGAAAGAATGCTTGCAGATTCATTATTAAAGTTAGCACAAGAGGCAGGACCTCTTGATAAAGCAGAAGGAATTTGGGTTGGCTATGTAGATGGTGAAAATAATGAAAATAATTCCATAGGAGTAAACTGTGGAAACTGTGCACTACATAAATCATCAGTTGCTTGTGCAATATTAGAAATGCCAATTGAAGAAGAAGGTGCCTGCAGATTTGCAGTAATACCAGATGGATATGTCACCGTAGGAAACGATAACTCAGATGACATGAACGATGATTTTGATATGTCAAAGGCTTCACTTGCAGATTTAGATTTAAGACCAACAGACTCAATGGCAAACAATGCTCGTAGAGGTTTAGAATTAAGAAGAAAATTTGGTCGTGGCGGTACAGCAGTTGGAGTTGCTCGTGCTCGTGATCTTATGAATAAAAATAAATTAAGTCCAAGTACAGTACTAAGAATGTATTCTTTCTTTTCTCGTCACGAAGTAGACAAGCAAGGTAAAGATTGGAACAACTCAGAAAGACCATCTAATGGAAAAATTGCTTGGCTTCTATGGGGTGGCGATTCAGGATACGCATGGGCTACATCAAAAAGAAATGCAATTATGAGAATCAGATC